TTAGCGCAGTCGTATCGAGGTCCGCCGGCCGAGCCGGGCGCAGTGACGCTACCTGCTACTCCGACCGATGTCGCGGGTCTTCAAGCGCAGGTGCAGGCTGTTCAGGCGCAGGCGGCAACAGCGGTTCAGCCGTCAACTCTGACGGCCGCGATCACGGCATCAACTCCTTCGCCATGTACCGCGCCTCTGCCTGATACGTTGACGGGTACAGTCGGCACTGGCACGCCCTGCATGACTCGCCCCGACGCAACCCGACCGACACAGGTCCAATCAACGCGCGTGACGAGCGCCGGCGATGGGACATGGGTCGCTACATGGCCGGTCCCCTTCGGAGCAACGCCCACCTACGGGCATGCGGAAGCGCTCGGGGGCAGTCAGCCACTTGCCTGCGACGTGCTGACACTCAGCACCACGGGCGCGACCGGCAAATGCTACGCGCTAACTTCAACAACGCTGCCCGGCACTCTTCTGGCACTTAGCGGATTGGTCGTCTCTCCCGTCTCCAATCCCGGAGCGGGGCTCACTGTCATGATCGTAGGAAGGCAATAACAATGCCCACGGATATCGAAGTCAACGGCGTTCCGTTCTATCTCATCACCAATGGCGACGGGTTCTATGTTTTCGCCGTCGCGCAAAAGGTGAACATCAACGGATCGCCCGTGATCGTCTCGTTTGATCCGCCGATCGCGCCGACCGTCGATGCTGGCACGATTTATCAGGCAATTGTGGCGAAGCTAGCAGGGTGAAGGTGCTTCCATTGTGAGCGCACCTGATATAAGCAGAGTATAACGAGCCCAGCCTGAGCGCAGCCGTTTCCGTGTAGGGAACAGGAGCGCACTCCGGAATGGCCGTCGCGATCAATCTCGGCAGTTTCAGCGACATCAGCGATTACAACTCGCTGGTGGATAAGATCAAGCTGTGGCTCGACCGGGGCAGCGACCTCGACGCCTATATCCCGACGTTTATCACGCTCGCCGAAAAGCACCTCAACCGCGAGCTACGGACGCTGGAGATGGAAGCGGCGGTGATGCCGGTTCTCATCGACGGCTCGTTCCCGTTGCCTGCTGACTTCCTGCATGTGCGCGGGCTGACGGTTGGCGGGCGACCATTGCCGGGCATGTCGCCCGCCAGCTTGGCCGCCTACCGATCATGGTCGGCCGGTTATGCCCGCGGCTATGCGATCGCCAACGGATCGGTGACGATAGCTCCTGCCGATACCGGCGTGCTGATCCTCAACTATTGGCAGCGCATTTCGGCTCTGACGCCCGCAGCTACGGTCAATTGGCTGCTAACGGCGCACCCGGATATCTACCTTTACGGTGCGTTGGCGCAGGCTGAGGCCTACATCGAGAACCCCGATCGCGCCGCGCAGTGGGCGTCATTGTTTCAAGGCGCGATCGACCAGCTCAACCTGACGGCCCGGTCGGCAAGCTATGGCGGGCCTCTCGCTATGCGGAGTCCTGTTGCGCAGACGTGGGGCGGTCGTGCGTAGCAAAGTCGACCTTGGCCCCTTCCTGCCTGATCTGCCGCCAGCCGGGCAGGTGATCGTCGCGACCAACGTTTACCCGACCGAGGCCGGCTATACGCCGGTGCGGGACTTTCAGAAGCTGACGCCCGCCCTCCCTGGCATCAGCGGGGGCGCGGCGTTCGTCAGCTCAACCGGGGTAACGTCGTTCCTGTCGGGTACGGCTACCGACCTGTACCGGTATTCCAGTCTGACATGGGCGTCGGTGCTGGGGTCGTTGGCGGCATCGCGTTGGCGGTTCGCGCAGTTCGGCGACAACGTGATTGCGGCAAACGGCTCGCATCCGATCAGCTACGATCTGCTCACCGGCACGGCCGCGCAGCTCGCGGGCAATCCGCCTCTGTCCGACATGGTGACGACGGTACGGGACTTCGTGGTCGTGGCTGGCGATCCGAATGCCAAGCTCACCGTGTCATGGAGCGGCCTCAACAACAGCACGATCTGGAACAGCACGGACGATCAGGCCGACAGTCAGCAGATGCTAGACGGTGGCGAGGTCATGGGGCTTGCCGGCGGCGAATACGGCGTGATCCTCCAACGCGATGCCATCAAGCGGATGACCTACGTCGGTCCCGACATCATTTTTCAGTTCGACACAATCAGCAGCAACATCGGCTGCATGGCCAAGGGCAGCGTCGCGCAAGCCGGGCGGCTGGTGTTTTTCCTGTCCGAGCGCGGCTTCAACATGACGGACGGCAACGACGTAAAGCCGATCGGCGCGGAGAAGATCGATCGGACACTTTTTGCGACCTACAGCCGGCAAGACATCATCACCGGCATGTATGCCGCCGTTGATCCGACCCGTAACATCGTCGTGTGGGCGATGCCTGGCACGCCGGGGATGCTATGGTGCTATCACTGGACGCTCGATCGCTGGACGACGATCCAGAACGACACTCGACTGATTTTCTCTGGCTTCACGGCCAATATCTCGCTCGATGCCGTGGACGCCGTGTTCGGCAACCTTGATGCCGTGCCGATCAGCCTGGATGACGCGTTCTTTTCGGGAGGCAATCCCCTTTTTCTGGTCGGAACGAGTGACGGCACAGTGGGCACGCTGTCTGGCGACCCGAAAAGCGCCACGGTAGGCCTCGCGCGCATGGAGTTGGCCGACGACCGCGCGCGATTGAGGCTGGTGCGGCTCAATACCGACGCGACCGACGTGTCTGTGACGGTTTCGTCGGCCGCTCGCGCAGGCGGGCTATCACAGACGGAATACAGCGCGCCGATGCGGCCGAATGGCGACGTGCCCATGCGCGTCAACGCCCGCGAGTTCGTCACGCGGATCACCGTTCAAGGGCTGTGGACATACCTTAAGGGCGTCGAGTTCCATTATGAGAATGGGGGCCGGCGCTGATGGCCACCTCGACCGCGCTCCCTGTTGGCTCCACGCCGCCTACGGATTGGTGGCGACGCTTGTCCACCGTCGTCAACGCGATGCTGAGCGAGTTGCAGGCGGTCGAGCGGCGTTCGGTGCGGGCCGTGACGGCCGATTACACAGCCACGACCGACGACTATCTGGTAACGGTCGACGCTAGCGCGGGTGCCGTCGCGATCACGCTGCCCGAGGCTGTCAGCGGTCACCAGTTTATCGCGAAGAAGGTCGATGCCAGCGGGAACGCCGTGACGCTTTCGGGGCAGGTGGACGGCAGCACCAGCACCACCCTCACCGCGCAATGGGGTTCCGTCGTACTCATTGGGAATGGGACGCAATGGCTACAGCTTTGACCCCTGTCGGCTCATGCGCGGAGTGGAACGCCTATCAGCGTTGGCGGTCGGCGTTCGCCGACGTGATCGACCCGCGTTTCTACAGCCTTGTATGGCTCGATGATCAGATATGGAATGGTCAGGCGCGTTTCTGGTCGAGCGACACCGCTGCGATCGTTGCCACCATCAACGAGTACCCGGCAGGCGGCAAGGAAGTCCACGGACTGATCGCGGCGGGCGACCTCGACGGTATCCGTGGGTTGATATCGCTCGCCGAGCAGTGGGGCAGGCGATGCGGCGCGATTGTCGGCACGATCGACAGCCGCGCGGGGTGGGCAAGAGTCATGACGCAGGACGGATACGCGCCTTATCAGTGGCGCTTGCGTAAGGAGTTGGTGTGATGGGCCTGAGCAGCAGCAGCAAGACGCAGACGCAAACCGCGTCTCCCCAAGCCCAACAGGCGGCTAGCACCCTTGCCGGGGTGTACAACGCCAATGCGGGGAACACGCAGTCGGTTGCCAATACCTTGACCGGCTTGGTGCCAGGGCTCGCCTCGACACTGACGGGAACGGAACAGGGTGTCGGTGCGGCGTCCGACTATTACAACGACGTGCTGAGCGGCAAATATTTGTCCGGCAATCCGAACCTCGCGGGCATCCTGACGGCATCCGACAACGCCGTGACGGACAAGACCAACGCGGCGTTCTCGGCAGCGGGGCGAACCGGCTCGGGTGCTAATACCTATGCTTTGGCGAAGGCGCTCAGTGAAAATGAGAATAACCTGCGCTACACTGATTACAATAACCAGATGAGCCGCATGGATAGCGCCGCATCCGGAGCGGCAGGGCTTAACTCGACCGCGCTGGCGTCGCTGCTAGGACTGTCCAGCACTGCGACCAGCCTGCCGCTGTCCCAGGCGACGCAATACGCGGGCGGCATTGGTTCGCTCGGCTTGGGCGGGACGACGACGGCAACCAGCAACCCGTCGACCGCGCAGAACATCGGCACCGGGTTGCAGCTTGCCTCGATCCTGTTCTCCGATCGACGGTTGAAGCGCGGCGTTCGGCTCCTGTCGCGCATGGCGGACGGGCTCGGGCTGTACCGCTATCGCTACCTGTGGAGCGATGTGGAACACGTCGGCGTGATGGCGCAGGAGGTGGCAGCACTTCGCCCGTGGGCGCTCGGGCCAACGATCGCGGGCTTCCGCACCGTCAATTACGGAGCGCTGTAATGGCGATGTTCGGCGGCTTGTTCCAAAAGCGCGGCATCGGCGGGCAGCAGCCTCAAGCGCCCGCACAACCGTTTGACGAGCAATCAGTCGGAACGGGTTTGAGCGCAATCGCCGGGTCGCTCGGTGGCGCGGGCAGCACGTTCGCGACGACTCAGCCGCAGCAGGATGTGCCGCTGATGCCGAAGCTGTCGTTGATGGACAAGCTCGGGATGGCGGGCGATGTGCTGAGCGGCAACAACGTGTTCACGCCGGCCATTCAGGCGCAGCGCGCTAACACGCTCGCCTTCGCCAAGCAGAATAACATGCAGGCGCAGGAGTTTCAGCGGCAACTCGCGCTCGCTCAGTGGAAGGCCGCTCATCCGGAGGCGACAGAGCTACAGCGCCAGCACGATTATCTGATGACCATCGATCCTACCGGCAAGCTGGCGTCGGACTTCATCACGTCCAAAACAACCGCCCCGCCCGTTGTGCAGCACAACGACGACGGCACGCTCTCGGTCTACCCGGCTGGCATGATCCCGCGAACTGCGGCGACCCCACAGCCTGCGCCGGCTGGCGTGACGTTCACTCCCCTCCCGAGTGCGGGAGGTGCGGGTGCTACGGCCCCGCGTACCTTTCCCGGCGTGGCAGGGAGCGCCCGGTAGCATGACGAGCGGGCACCGCACGGTATCGGGCAATGCCGCGGTAGGCGGCGTTCCAACCAGCCACCATCTCGACGGTTCGGCGGCCGATTTCGTCGGTGCGACGCCTGCTCAGCTAGCGGCATATTTCGGCCCCAAGGCACGGCTTCTGAACGAGGGCGACCACGTGCATGTCACACTGCCCGACGCGACCAACTTTTTCCCTTACTACGGCGCGCGTGGCGCGGCAGGAGCGCGATAATGGCGTACAGCGAAGGTCAGCGGCTCCAAGGGTCGGACGGCAACGTTTACGTCGTGCATGGCGGCGTTCCGGTGCTTGAGAGCACCGCGCCTGCTGGTCCGGTGACGCTGGGCACGCCGAAGCCGGGTTATCAGTATGAAGGGCCTCGGGCGGCGGCGTCGTTGGCGCAGACCGTGGCATCAACGGCTAGCTCGCAGGCGTCGCAGGCGCATACTGAGTTGGAAACCCGGCGCATGGCGGCGCAGGCACCGTTCGATGCGCGTCTAGCTGCTGCGACCACTACGCGAGCCGAAGCAGACGCGACGGTTGCGCAGCAGAAGGCCGATCAGGCCAAGGCCGAAGCGGCAATTTCGACGATGACGGCCAACTCGAACCTACACGGCGAGGCATACCTCCAGAAGTTCGTGCCGCCAGCGATGCAGGCCGTCGTGCGCGCCTACGCTCGCGGTGATCTCGGCTCGCGCTCGGGCGGCCTCTCAACGTCGATGCTGCCGATCATTCAGCATGCGATGAATTACGATCCGAGCGCATCGGCCACAACGTTCCCGGCTCGCGCGAAGATGCAGGCCGACCTTGCTGGAAGCCAGCCCGGCACGGCGGGCGGTGCCCTTCGCGCCATGGAGCGGATGCTGCTGCATGGGCAGGAAGTGCTCAAGGGCGGGCAAGGATTGGACAATTTTGGGCCGGGACTGGCCGGTAAGATCGGAAACACGCTTCGAACCGGCTACGAGCGCCTGTCGGATGACCCAGACATTGCACATTATGACGGGCTAGTTCGCAACTATGCCCCGGAGGCGCAGAAGGCTATCGCACAGACCAGCGGGGGCCAGGCAGAGCGGCAGGACCGTGCGGAGGGCTATTCCGCCAGCATGTCGCAGGCTTCTCGCGCGAAGGCATTGCAAGCCGACGCGCAGCAGGCATTCGACGCCATGGGCGCGGTCAACGACCAGTATAAGCGTCTGATGGGCCGTGACATCACCGATCAGCTCTCGCCCGCTGCCAAGCGCGCTTACGATCAGATCATGGCCGGCGGTTATGATGCCAATGGGAAGGCGCTGCATCCTGCGGATGGCTATAGGCCCGGCGCGATCCTCGCTGGTGCTGGCGACCCCCCCGTTGGTCCAAGCGCAGGCGGCACCCCTCCCGATGCCGGCCCCGCAGGTGGAGGCGGCACGATCGCAACCGGCGCGACGAAAGCGCAAAACAATCCCGAGCTTGAGCATACGATCGACGCCCTGCTCCGGTCGGGTACGGATTACGCCACGATCAACAGTGTCGCGCGCCGCATGGGGGCGAACGCCGATCTTGACCCGCAACAGGTCGCGAATGCTGTCGCGCTCTACAAGCAGCATCCGAACGCGCAGGTGCGAATCGACACGCAGCGCGAGGTGCCGACGACGGCGTTTAACCGGCTAGCGTCGTCTCCGCTCGGTAGCGCAGCAATTGACACTGGAGCCTTCGCCGGTTCGGCGCTGAATGGTGCATCGGGCGGCATCATCAACCGGCTGACCGACGGCGCAGTGGACACGCTCGGCAACGCTGCGCCCACCTCGTCGGTGCTCGGCGGCATTGCTGGCATGGCTGGCGGCGCTATGGGCGGAGAGGCTTTGCTCGGCAATCTTGGCGGCCGTCTCGGCACCGGATTGGCAGCGCGCGCGATCTCGTCTCCCATCACGGCAGACTCTCTATTCGGTGCCGTTTCCGGTGCGAACGCGGACCCGAATGCCGGGTTGGGACAATCTCTTGAAAACGGCGCTATCGGCGCTGTAACGGGCGGCGTCGGTGGCATGTTCGGGCGCAAGATCGTTGCGCCGATCGCAGCGAAGACACTCGCGCCTTTGGTTCCGGCAATCAACAGCGGGTTAGATCGGTTGGGGCTGGGCAGTCGAGCGCTTGCAACGCCAGCCGCACCGCTCGCGGCAGGCCCTGCGCAGGCGCTTACGACGCTACAACGCAGTCAAGGCGGCTTAGACGCCGTCCGCGGGCAGTTGGCGGAAGCGGCCGGGCTGGGCTTGCCCCTGACGCTGGCAGACACGTCAACTGGTGCTCGCGCCTTGACCGGGGCGGCCATTCGTCGTTCGCCGACTGCGGCGCAGCTTGCGGAAGATACATTGCTACCCCGCGCGCGTGGACAGATCGACCGATTTCAAGGCGCGGTGACACGCGATCTTGGGCCGGTAGCCAACATTCCGCAGCAGAGCGAGGCCCTGACGCAGCAGGCCCGTGCTGCAGCCGCCCCGCTTTATGATCAGGCTTACGCGCAGTCAGTGCCACACACGCCCGAACTGGAAGCCGTGCTCAACACGCCGTTCGGCCGGCAGGCCGTAGCCAAAGCACGTACGATCGCAGCCAATGAGCGCCGTGATCCGACCGAACTTGGCTTCGCGCAGGATGCCAGTGGCAACACTATCCTGAACCCGCAGCCTAACGCACAAATGGCGGACCATTTAGCGGCGCGAGCGACACTCGACGACGCGCAGAATGCCTATCGTGCAGCACGCAATACGCCGGGGGTCGATATGGCCGCTGCCGCCAACAGGGTCGAACAGGCACGCGAAGGACTCCGGCGAGCGCAACAGGCTTTGGACGGCGCGCCGAACCCGACGCAGGCAGCATCTGTGCCGACGTACACGCAGCAGACGCTCGACTATGTGAAGCGCGGTATGGATGACGTACTCGAACAGCAGCGCAATCCGATCACCGGGCGGTTGCAGTTAGACGAGGCCGGTCGCGCGCAGAACGGAGTGCGTGGCCAGCTTCTTAGCGAGAATGATCGGCTTAACGCGCCCTTCGCGCAGGCACGTGCCGCCTATGCGGGGCCTGTTCAGGCGCGCGACGCTCTCACGCGTGGGCAGGATGCTGTTGGCCTTACGCCAGACGAACTCGCGATGCAGGTCGACACGCAATCGCCTGAGCATCTCGCGCAGATGCAGCTCGGTTATCGGTCGCAACTTGTCGAGAATGCCAACAACTTACGAACCGCAGGCAACCCGTTTGACGCCGCTAGTACGCTAGGAACGCCAGCAGCTGTCTCGCGGTTACAGACGATGTATCCGAATAACCCTGGTGTCTCAAACCTGCTACGTCAGGCTGATCTTGAGCGTGGCATGGCGCGCACGAACAATAAGCTGATCGGCAACAGCGATACCGCAGAGCGTGGCATTGCCGATCAGGCGTTCGCGGGCAGTGCCGTTCCTGCGATGGTGCTTGATGCGGGGATGATGGCGGCTGGCGGCGTTCCAACCGCATCGGCTGCCCGGATGTTGGGTGGGCGCGGATTGCGTGATGCTTTCACTCTCGGCCTCGGCAAGCGCGCTGTCGCCAAAGCCGACGCCATCGGTCCCGTGATGCTGAACGCCGACCCGAACGCGAGCCTAGCGGCCCTGAACGGCCTTGTCTCGCAGCATGACCTTTATCGGGCGTACATCAATCGTGCGTCCGCTAAACGGTTCGGCGGCATGTTCGGGGCTGGTCTTGGTAGCGCTGGCGGAAGCGCCCTTGCGGCTTCGGGACAGTAAAGCAACTGAGCCGGTAATAGCGCCTTTGAGCGCCATTGCCGCGCCGATTTCCCAAAGCATCATTGCGGGCGACAGACGGATGTAACGTAGGTTGCAAGATCAAAATCACCATGGCGCAAAGCCAGTTTCCGCGCATCTTCGCATTTGCCGTCCGCAACTAGGCCGCCAACCACTTTCCGCAATCGCGACGCGTTACGTCGGTCAATTATGCCCCTTAACGACGCACCATTGTTCGTCAGTTGCGGAGATGACGGCGCAGTATCGGTTGAACAAGTGACACTTCCGCCAAAAGGCGAACAGGTCGTCGTCGTTTGACCGATCACTGGCGAGGCGGTCGCTGCCATGAGAACGGCGATGGTGAGTCGGCGCATGGTGATAGCTTATACCTAGCCCCCTTCCCTTTCCATCCCGAATATGCCATCGTCTCCCGTAATCGGAGGCACGCCTCACCGATCTGGTAAACACAGATGGTGAGCGCAGATGGCCGTTTCCGACTACAGCACCGATCCGAACGCGAACACGACGATCGCCGGCATCCAGATCGGCGAAAACTGCCCTGCCGCCAATCTGAATAACGCGATCCGCCAGATTATGGCTGACGTGAAGGCGGCCATGACGCCCAGCGGGGGAACGGTGGACTACGTCACGGCCAACGGCGGCGTTTTCACCGGCAACCCGACGCTCCAAGGCCAGGGCGGGTACCTACACAACGCCGGACCGCAGGCGGGCGGCTCGGTCTACCTCGTCCCCCAGGGCGGGGCCATGCCCGGCGGGCTGGTCGATGGCGATCAGGTGCTATTCTACTCGTGACGACGCTGGTTCATCCTAGCGGAACGGCAATGACAGTCAGCTCGCGACTTGTCGTCGTTGGCGGCACTGCGCGCAAGGTAACGGCCCATTACGCGTGCATCGGTGGCTCGGCACGGCTGGTAGACTCGTTCACGCCACCATTCTCGGCGTCGGCGGACACTCAGAGCGCGTTCGGTTCTAGCTATAGTCCCAAGCCCAAGCGCGAAACGGTGCTGTCCAATACGGTGAACATCACGCCGGTAGGAGGCACGCTGCCCTATTCCTATGTTTGGACGAAGATTGACGGCGATGCGGGTGTGGCCGCCGTCAGCCCACAGTCTGCGTCTACCGCATTTCAAGCCAGCCTCAACAACATGGAGGTGAGCGCCGATTTCCAGTGGACCGTTTCCGACGCGTTCGGATCGTCCGCTAGCGGGTCGGTTTCGGTCACCCTCAGTCAGCAGAATGGTGTGGCACAATGACGACGCTGTTTCATTCGTTCGATGTGCTGACAGGCAATGGCAAGGGCTTGGTGGGTTACCAAGTTCTGGTTCGTGGCGTCGGCAACGGGCCTATCCAGCCGATCTACGCCGACTCTGCCATGACGCCGATTTACAGCGTTTCGGGCCTGAACAACACAGCGCTGACAGACAACGCTGGCAACTGGTCGTTCTTCGTCGTGCCGGGCAGCTACGATCTTGAGTTCCGCGATCCGAATGGAACGTATCTCAAGACCGTCAGCAATGCGACGCTGCTATCGGGGCAAAACGGCGATCAAGGCGACCCTGGGCCGTCCGGCCCCGCCAACAGCACCTACACCACCCTCGCCGCGCTCCAAGCCGCGCCGTCGACCAACGTCTCCTACAACTTCGCGCCACCTAGCGGTTCGGACGGCGGCGTTGGCGCGGGTGCCTTCTTCTTCCAGCCCGGCGACTTCACCGGACGCACCGATGTCGTCGCACTGAACAGCGTCCCGATCAGCCAAGGCGCGCTCGTCCGCGCCAGCTCGCGCAATTACCTGTCGGTGCGCGAGTTCGGCGCGGTCGGTGACGGTGTGGCCGACGATCGCGCACGCATCCAGGCGGCGATCGACTTCGTGGCGGCCCAGGGCGGCGGTGCGGTATTTATCCCGGTCGGCACGTTCCGCATGACGTTCGCGCTGGCGGAAGACGGCGGTGGTGTTTCCTGTCTGACCCTCCGAAATGGAGTAGAACTGATCGGTGAAAACCGGTTCGCGTCGGTCCTGATCCTGGCGAGCGGCATGGTCGGGCCGGGCACGTACTTCCGCGGCATCGCGACGAATGGGCAGGTTAGCTCGGTCGTTCTCCGCGACTTCACCTTTGACGGCAATCGTGGTGGGCAAGGTGCGTTTAAGCCGCAGGGCAACGGCGGCAACATCGTCATCAATGCCAAGCTCTGCACGATTGACGGCGTATTCTCCCGCGAAGCTAACGGCCAGTGCATTCAGGTCCGTGGTTCTCCTTCTAGCCCGGTAGACCGGCTCACGATCACGAACTGTATTGCGGATGGCGCAAGCGGGGCAACGGTCAACTCCGATGGCAGTATCGCGGCACAGAATAACGGCAACGGCATCGGCATCCAGGTAAGCCAAGCCACCGACTACACGATTGAGGGCAACTCGATCCGGAACTGCGTAGACAACGGCATTGACACCTACAACGAGAGCGGAACGAGCGTTCCGACAGGCGGCTCCGGTCGCATCGTCAACAACACGATCACGTTTTCCCGCTGCGGCATCTTCCCGGAAACCTCGGCCAGGATCATCGTCGCGAACAACTCGATAAAGGACATCGTTGAAGCCGGGATCGCAATCAACCGCATCAGCAGCGCGCCTGACATGATGCTGGTTTGCGGCAACGTCGTCGAATACTGCCCTGTGCTGATCCGCGTGTCGGGCAACTCAGCAAGCCTGCGCATCTCGGATAATTTCTTGGGCTTCGTCACGATGCACAACGGCGCGGGCGTCTACCTGACGTTCAGCAGCCAAGTGCAGGTAACGGGCAACACGTTCAAGATCGAGTACACGGACGTGCCGCTGGTCGCGATGGTCGGCTCGCAATCCGTGTTCTCTCTTATCGCGGGCAACTACTATTACAACAACCCTAATCCCGGCCTGCTAACCTATACCGCACCGGGAACTGACATCTATGGAACTGTCATCGACGACTGGCGCGCTGTCGATGCGGTGTTTGCTCGGGCGAACAACGAAGGACAACTCTATCGTCCTTACGCATACATTGATCACCTAGGGGCTGGTTCTTCCAGCCTAGGCCAAGTCGGGTTCAACGGCGTTGCCCCGCAGGGTAAGATCACCCTTCCAGCCGCCCCGACAGACGCTGCTAGCACGCAGGCCGTCGCCGCTGCCGTGCGTCAACTTCTTATCTCTTTCGGCCTGGGAGCCTGAACATGGCAGACCTTAACCAGCTCATTGTCGATTACGTCAAAGACGGCGGTTTGTACCCGCAGACCTTCGCACGGGGATTCGCTGACGCCGGACGCTTTGGCGTCAATGGTGAGGGTGTTGGCGTGCCGGATGCCGAGCGCTCCGCTTACGCGGCTGGCGGACAGAAGCGGCAGGAGGATCGCAGCACACCCATCGAGACACCTTGGGTTGCGTCGACAAGTGACCCGACCCCGGCGGTATCCGGGCAGGAGTGAGAGAATGAAGCACGAACCCCACATCGAGCGCGTCGTCGCCGAGCACGCCGAGTTGGCCGAGCGTCACAAGAAGCTGACGGCCTTCTATGACTCGCCGATCTTCGCCAAGTTGCCGGCCGATGAGCAGGCGGACATGCGCGAACAAGGCAAGCATATGGGCGCGTACGCCAGTGTGCTGCACTCGCGGTTGAAGCGCGCAGGTGTGCACGACACCACGCCGATCAAGCGCGTGCCGGTGCAGACGCTGGACGACGAGCCCACCCTCGACAGTGGCGGCAACTCGCCCGCCCCTCCGACGCCACCCAGCCACTGATATGCTGCCGCTCCTGCTCGCCTATATGACGCTGCTGACGTTCGCGTCACTGCGCCGCAATGGCGAGCAGGTCGGCGTATCTTTGGCCCTGCTCGCGAATTGGTTGCTGAGCACAGCCTTCGTGCGCTCTACCGGTGAGGATGCACCGTGGCTGTGGTTTCTCACGGTCGATTACCTGACCGGCATTGTGCTCTGGCTGATGCCGCGCAGCCGCGGCAACTCATTGTTGATGGCAAGCTACGCCGTCGAACTGTTGCTGCATGCTGCGTTTGGTTGGTCGGATCAAGGCGGATGGGCGCGCTACCGCTACTGGTGGGCGCTCTACTATGCTGCTTGGGCACAGGTCGCATTGGTCGGCGCATGGTCTATCTATGACGCTGCTCGGCATCGGCTTGGCGATCGGCCTGGCATACCATCTGCTGACATTAGCGCTCCGGACCCGACGTCGTGAGCGCTCTGCCTCTCCTCGCCGCGAATAACGCCCCAGCAATTCTAGGCACAGTGATCGCCAAAACGGGATGGAGCCCGGCAGCAGTCGGGATCTGGTCAATCCTACTTGTGCAGCTCTTCATCCTTGGCGGGGTCATCGTGAAAAAGGGCCCAGATTGGATCAAGGCGTTCAGCGATAGCCGGAAAGCAGAAGCCGAAGTCGAAGCTGCTGACCGCGGCGAACGAGATAAGCGCGAAGAAGCGATTGAAGAGCGGGTCAAAGTTCTCGAAAACCGCACGCAGCGCGCTGAGAACATCAACATGTACCTGATCGGCGCGACTACAATGGCTCTCAACGCCCTGCGCGCAGCAGCCCCACATGACCCCGCAATCGCGCAGGCCACTAGCCTTGTCGAAATGGCTGTCGCGGCCGGTGGTGATGGCGTGTTCGCCAAAAGCCTAGCGCAGCTAGCTCAGATGAGAGGGGCCGGAGAATGACCACCGCAACCGCCACCCCGCCCACCTTGAACCGCGACATCCTCAAGGCCGAGCTGATCCGCGACGAGGGGCTCAAGCTCAGGCCCTACCACGACACGCTTGGGCTGCTGTCGATCGGTGTCGGCCGCAATCTCGACCGCGGCGATGGTGGGATCACGCCAGCCGAGACGAAGCGCTGCGGCGTCACCCGCGCGTCCTGCATCGAGCATGGCATCAGCCGCGATCAGGCGATGATCCTGCTCGACAGCGACATTGACGCGACGATGGCCGCGCTTGATCACGTGCTGCCCTGGTGGCGGACACTTGACCCGGTGCGCCAGCGCGTGATGGTCAATCTCGGGCACATGGGGATCGGTGACGCACGGCACGGGCTGCTGTCGTTCACCAACACCCTCGCCGCGATCAAGGCTCATCGCTGGGATGACGCGGCCAATGGGCTGCTGTCGTCGAAATACGCCACGCAGGTCGGTGCACGGGCGACGCGGCTGGCGGCGATGCTTCGGACGGGGAAGGCGGCATGACCGCGCGCGAGCAGCTTATCGCCTATCTCGCTACCCTCGCCGCGCTGGTGATCGTCATCACGGTTGCCCTGCTGATCGCCGCTTGGGTGCCCGAGGTTATGGGCAAGATGGAAGTGTTCGGCCTCGGGACCGTCACGGGCGGCTTGATCGGCGTGCTTCGCATCCCGTCCGTTCGCACGACCTTGCCCGGCGATCCGCCAACCCCTGTCACCGTTTCCAACCCGGCCAGCGACCCGGTTCCTGTCGCGTCAGCGGAGTAAGCACCATGTTCATCGGTTCATTCTTTCGCTCGCTCGGCCACCTGTTCAGCGGCACCAATCTCACCGCGGCCGAAAAGGTAGTGTCCTCGCTGCTGCCCGAGTTTGGCGATGCGCTGGCCGCGTTCTCGGCCAAACTGCCCGACGAGTTCGACAGCCTCAAGGCACTCGCCACCGAAGCGCAGGCAGTCGTGAAGGCGGCAAAGGGCATCGACCTGTCGGCGTCGATGGCGATCCACCTGGCGCAGTCCGTCATCACCGCGCACTGGCCTGAAGTCGTCGCAGAAGCCGAGAAGCTGATCACGACCGGCAAGCTGTGAGCATCCACGGCGTCATTCGCGACGCATGGCAGGACAGCGACCGCGAGGCCCATCCCTGCCTAGCGATCGAGGTGACGCCCGACGTGCCGACGAGCTGGGCGCATCACCCCTGCGCTAAGCTTCAATGGACGCCGGGCACGCCTTGGCCGGTCGCTGTCGGTGATCGTGTCGAGGTACCCGCGATGCACAACGACGGCCATATCAAACTGGCGGATGGGCGACAGGTTCGGATGATCGGTGGGCTGTACGACCGGGATGCGGCGCTGGCCTGAGCCACCCCGGCACCAGCATCCCCAAGCACCCCGGCTTAGGCGGCGGATGCGATTGCGTCCGCCCTGGCTCGCCCTTGCCATGTCCTCCGCTCATCGACTCGCTCCCTGCTAGGCGCGGCAGGAAGCCAGATTGCGGGGTGAGAGTCGAGAGGGGTGTGGGGCGGCCAACCGCGGTTTAGCCGCCCCTTCCTACGCCCAATGTCGCAGGGTGGTTATACTGCGGCGCGGCGTTGGATCGCCTACGCACGGAACGCGATTACCGCAGCGATTGCAGATTCCCATATCGGCGCGGGTGTGGCAAGGGGGATGGTGCTGCGGCGGTGTGGAGAATCCCAGACACACAGTTGCCGAGGAGCAAGGCGCACTGCGCTCCTCTTAGATGGTCGGGATGGCGCTACTGGTGCGACGCGTGGCATCCCCCCGACAAGAGCCGGAACAGGGACCGGCCCGCAGCGCGGACATTATGACCGCCATAGCGCTACGTTTCGCCATGGCCGTTGGATCGCTTCCGTATCGGGATAAGCTGATGAGCATCTCGTTGTAAGCCTGTTCAGCAGCGGCTATTCTGCTTTCTGGATCTGGGGCACTCACCCCGCCCCTCCATCCGCAGCGGGCGCGAGGGCGGCGTGATCTGCAAGATAGCAAATCGCGAACCGCTCTTCTTCCTGAAAGTCATTAAGCAGCCGTGTCGCAAAACTCCGCTCGGCATCGGTGAGAGGTCGCGCCGCACTGTTGGCAGACGACAGGCACCACTCAATATGCTCGTCTTCGCAGTTTCCATCCTCGACAACGATATGGAGCGGCCCGAAACCGTCGATTTCGACCCATTCGCGCGCCATGGCGATCCACCGTGCGGTTATGTCGCCAACACTCTCACTCACCACCATTCTCCCTCGCGAGAAGCACGTCACGGACGCGGAGGCCGAGGTTCGTAGCTTGCCACGTATTGTGCGGGCCACGACAGACCGTACCGCACATCGGCCATTCCAGAGATTGCCGATGAGTGAGCCAACGGGTTTTTCCCAGCACCGCCTTTCGCTGCGCCTTCGTCAGCTTGTCCGCAATCGCCTCCGCGTCGCTCATGCCGACTGCTCCCCAAACGTAACCGGAGGACCGGACAGATGTTTCCACTCAGTTCCGTATATTAAATAATCTCCCGTCTTTCCGTCGGGAAACAGTTTGACTAAAGTCCAATCGTGAGAACGAGCATAGGGCCAACCCCACGTATCGTACCGGACACGTGACGTCCAAAAACCTCCCATAGTTCGCGAAGAACTATTTGACCTAAGCTGAACCTTGGGCCGCTGCCAGAAAAACGTCATGCCGACTGCTCCCCGTCCGTGGTGGCGCGGGCGAGCGCGAGCACGGCAGCCCGTCGCGCGCACCGCCAGATCGGCCAATTTCCTGCCTGCGCTTGTTCGGCATAGCGACGCGGGCCGTGCTGCTCTGTGATCGCCCACAATGCGATCTCGTTCGCTAGTTCATCCTTGCTCATTGTAGCCTCCTTGGCGGGGGTGGGCGGGGTCACGACACATACCGCCATTCGGTGATTTGATAGTCGTCGGGACAGACTCGCCACGGCCAAACGCGATTGCTGGCGCGCGATGGTCGCATGATCGTTCCGCTACGAAGCTTTACCTGTACCCGAATGTCACCGGCTATCGGCCGGGCGCGCCCATCGTGCGCAATCCAATCCGTCTGCATCACCGCCCCACCCCCGCGCCTTCCCGCTCTGGTGCGGGATCTTGCTCTGGCCAGCCGTTCCAATCCTTCGTGGTGATGATGATCGGCATGCACCCTTTCCGGCGGACCATTACATAACCCTCGGCGGCCGTCATGAAACGAACAGGCCCACCGCCGCGAACATCGGGAGGCATGATGCGGATGTACGGCTTGCGGGTCACGACGTGGCTCCTGCACGGGTGAGGGCTTGACGGGCGCGGCGGAAGTCGCCGACCGTGAGATCAACAACCTCGCCAACCAGCGCACTGTCTGGGCAGCCGCTTGGATGTTGCTCGCAACTGGTCCAGAGCTCGGCAAGCGCTGCGAACGGCTTCAGCGCCTCGGCCAGCTCGGCCGTAGCGGAGTGGCGGTGGCGGGCAAGAAACAAGGCCATTTTGTTCACCTCGCCTTTCTGCACCTCCGAAAGCGGCCCGAACCGCTCATGACAACCGAACCACTCGCGGGCGGCTGCGATATCAGTGCCGGTCATGGTTACGGCCTTTCGCGCCAACAAGCGCCTGAACTGATGGCCAATGGTCACGTTTGCCGTCTAAAAAGGCTTGGCAATCTTCCCTCGACCAGCCCAACTTGAGGTCTTGTTCGTACCGCAATCTCCTTGCTTGCAGGAGAGCCCCCGCCTCACGCTTGGCGTCGGTCATGAGAGATCGCCTTGGGTGCGGAGGACGGCGCGGGCTTCGATCTTAGCCACGAGCCAGTCCGACCAAGGAATCATGCGGCCGGTGTCGAACTCCATCGGCATCGCACCCTGCTTGACGGCTTTGGCCATCCAATCGAGCAGCCCCGGTGTATCGAACACTGCCTTGAGGTCGGCGCGCAGGTCGTCTGGCGTCCAAGGGAACGCCTCACGCGTCGGGCTCGGTGTGGGTTCGGTCGTCATGCGGCTTGCTCCCTCTTGACGCCGGGTATCGGAACCCAGCCGAATTGTGCTGCTTCGATCTGCCACGATCGGCCTGTGCGGATGCGGCTGATCAGGTCATCCCCAACCGGGAAGCGACGCGCGATGCTACGGTTGGGCTCACCTTGACGCAGGGCCGCAACGATCGCGCCGACCTGATCCGTCGTAAGCCGAGCGTGGCCATTTCGCTCGCCGCGCTGATCACCCGTCCGCGTACGGCCGCGCTGGGTTTTATCGCGCATGTTGTCGGCGTGTGTGCCGAGTTCGAGGTGCGCTGGATTGCAGCAAGGCGGATTATCGCAGCGGTGCCGAACCATAAACTCGGCAGGATCACGTCCGTTCGCCAGCGCCCAAGCTACGCGGTGCGCTCGAACGGTAACGCGGCCGAGCTTCAAGCGGCCATAGCCGCCCTTCTCGCTTCCACCCGTCCAAAGCCAGCACGCGTCGGGCGATCGCGTCGCAACACGCGACCAGAAATCATCTGCACGAGGCCCCGCCTCAGGGCCGCTCAGGAACCGCGCAAGAGACAGCGGCGTATTGTGTTTCCAACACTCATCTGGCTTAGACAATCGGCGCGGGACTCGGCAGAACTTCGTCGCGACGGCAGCAGGCTTAGACAGCTTACCGCGCTGATATCGGGGAGAAATGTTTACCCTACTCAGGGAGCCACCGGACATAAATTACCTCGTGTTTCGGGGAGTTTACGCTTGTGTTAGACGTTCTGCAACAGGCGACTTAGACAATCCTCGCTCCCATTCGGAGAGTCGTGCGATAGCTTCATCGGCCATCTTCGACTGATTCGCGGCAGCCGTGTAGTGCGCCACCTGATCGTCCCGGCTGTGCCCGCTGATCGACTTCATGCCCTGGTTCGTGATGCCCAACTCAGCCATCCGACGCATTGCAGCCTTGCGCAGGCCGTGCGCCGATCGTTCCAGTAGCCCGGCCTGATCGCACCACTTCCGCATCACGTTGCCGAACGATTCCTTGGAGTAAGGCTCGCCCCGTCCGCTGCGGATGAACGACACACCCGGCGCTGGTGGCTCAACCGCGGTGATCGCTTCGAGCAACTGCGGGGCCACGGGGATCCAAAGCGCCTTGTCGGTTTTGTCCTGCACAATCGCGATCCGCCCCTCCCGCACGTCCTCAGGGCTCATGCGGTGAACGTCGCTACGGCGCTGGCCGGTCCACAGCAGCATTTCGAGTGCGAGCCGGGCCATCGTGCCTAGCGGGTGCTGGTCCCGGTAAGCGGCAATGTCCTGCTCGCTCCACGTTTTGAAGCCCTTCTCGCCTTTGACCTTGGGCGCGCTGATCTTCTCGGAAATGGCGGCAGGGTTGTCGCGGCGCATGCCTGCTTTCACGGCAAAGTCGAAGAATCGCACCAGCTCCTTGCGAAGCTTCTGTGCTGCGAACACGCCTCCGACCGGGCGCGGCCCCTTCGGCGTCTGGACGATACCCTTGACCAGCTTGCGGGCAATGATGGCGTCAATGTGCTCGAAAGTGAAACCATTCACCCGATCATGCCCAAAGTCGGCTAGGAACGGTGCCAGCGTAGCTTTCACCTTGCCGCGCGTCACTGCGGTCGGGCCAATGCGGGTATCGCTGGCGTAGTAGCGAATCAGCGCGTCGCCTACGCTCCCCGGTGTATATCGCTCGGGCGATCCTACAGACGGCTTGTGAGACTCGAACGCAGCATACTCACGCCGCCATTCGTCGGTGCCGAACTCGCTCTTGAACGTTCCGCCAGGATGGCCGACACGGCGATAGCGATAGTACCACTTGCCGCCGGACAGGTAGCGCGCAACATGCTTGGGTAGGAACCGCTTGCGTGTCACGGTAGCAAGCGATCCAGCGGGTTGCTCTTGCCGGTCGATCCACGCTCGGCCGCATAGATGATGATTGTGCCGTTCGCGTCGATCTCGGCCCGGCCTACAGGAAAACCAGCCTTCTTTGCGCCTTTGAGCGCGCGAACCACGTCAACCTCTTTGAAGCGTGCTGCTGCCGTCATGGCTCCCGCCCCTCCATCTCCCGCCGCACGACCTCGCCCAGCATCCGGCGCACGTCGGGGCCTTTCCCGCATGCCTGCACGGTGCTGCCGTCAGGACGGCGATACTCGGTGGCAACCGCGGTTTCGCGGTAGCCGTTGGCGTCGTAGGCTGCGCTGCGCTGTGCGGGGGTCATGGCTGCACCTTGGACGGACGCTTGCACCGTTCAATGATCAGGATGCGGGTTCGCTGCACCAGATCAGCAGCTTGCATTGCTCCCGGCGTCGGAAGCTGCATCACGCACCACGATTGCAGGCGAGACAGCTCATCCAGCAATGCGCTGGCATCATCGTCAATCGACCGCGGCGGCAGGACGGTCACCGGGCCCAACTTGGATGTGTCGATCGGACGCGCTTTTGCCTGCGCCATGCGGCTCATCCGCGCGGCGAGTTCATCGTTGACGCTCATCACTCAAGCCCCATCAGGTGACGGACAAAATGGATCGGCCAGATCAGCATGAATAGCGCATCGGCCCAGAACCCGCGCGAACGGCTGTTCATAATGAGGTACAGACCACCCACGACCCAGACCAAGGCGACTGCTGCGATAAAGTTGCTCACCGCCCCTCTCCCTCATCGCTGCCGGTCAGGACGGAGAGCGCGGCGCGGGCCTCGGGAACGACGCTCTGCCACATGCGAAGCGAGCACGACGACTGCACTTCTTTGACCTCGCCATGTGGGCCGATCGCAATGCCGCCTGAGCCCGAAAGGCAGATGTCGGCATTCCAGCCGCGCGCCTTGCAAATCGCCCGCGCCATCGCCTCCACCACCTCATCCGGCACGGGCGGGCTGGCAGCGAGCATGGCGGCATATGTGCTATCCACGTATGGATCGTTGAAACAGTCGAGGTTTGTGTGCCTCGCCATCATCTCTTGTTCGCCAGCTTTCCGCATCAGCTCGCTCGCCTCAACCGGCACGATCCGCCACTTACCCATGACCGGTGTCCTCCCGATCGGCTGACGGCGCGGGTGCTGCGGGAAGCGGCTGCCAGTGGGTGGGGCCTTTGCCTTCGGGGTAGACCCACATAAAATGCCGCCAACCAACCGGACGGCTCCCTTCCGCAGATTGCCAGTAGAACTGCTCGACCCGATCCATCCAACCCAAGAACGGCGTCCCATCCTTCGGCGCGCTCGCGATGTTCCGCCACCCAACGGCAGATACGGGCTGCTCGGATAGGGCGGCGAGGATGGCGTCGGCTGCTTCGTCGAACCCGCGCAGAAACACGCTGGCAACGGCGGGGGCCAACCCGGTAGCGTCACACACGATGTGATCGCGCATGATCTGCACCAGCCGAGCCCTCTCGCTCGGCATCGTCTCGTCGGTCATGGCTGTACTCCGTCGAACGGGTGAACCCACTTGCCAGCGCCGTCGAAAAACTCGGGTGAATGGCGATCCCCGTCGTCGCAGCGGTCGCATTGCAGCACGCAACGGACAGCGGCTTCGGGGTCGGACGGCTCGCGATCGATCACAGCCTCCCGGCCACAGTCGGGGCATTCCAGAACTATCATGCGATAGTTCTCGGGAGCGGCAAGTCCGGTCATGGCTGGGGCTCCTGGCGGATGGCGGCGAGCAAATCGCGCACGGGCTTGTCGTCGTGATAGACGCGCATCCCACCCGTGCCGATGAAGCCGAGTAAGGCGCGCGCTGCCGTTTCGACCCCAGCAGCCCGCTCGCGCTCGGCCGCGACACCGGCGGCGTGGAAGCCAGCAAGGCGGGCTCGATACGATGGTGGTAACTCGTGCCAAAACGGCATGCCGATCGGGCGCGTCTTATCCCAATCAGTCCGCGCCCGCTGTTCCAGCGCCTCTGCGGTCGGGGCGGTCATTCTACCGCCACCGTTTTGCAGCGCATCCAATGGCGCTTGAGCGCACGGTAGGAGGCGGCATCCAGCGCGACCACCTGATCCCATTCGCCGTCCGCACTGGTCAGCACGTCGGCTTGGTGGTCAATGATCCCGCCCTCGATTTCAACGCGGCCGGATAGAGCGGCGCGGTTAAGCGTGGTGAGAACTGCCGGCCGCCCTGCCTTGAAAACGACCGGCTCCGAAAAGTGCGACCGACCAGCCTTGTCGTATCGGATCAGCCGCAGGCCAACCGCGCCAGCCGACAGCTCGCGACCTTTGACATAGCCAGGCATCACGCGCCCTCCTGCTCGGCGGCGGGCAGACCGGGCGTGGCGAGAGGTCTGAAATTCGCCTTCACACACTCTGCTAGCGTGCTTTTATACTCCCCCATCGCGCCACGATCGCGCGGCTCGGGTATCGGTTTACCGGCGTCGGCAAAGGGATCGCACGGCTCGGGCTGGCTACAGAAACGGCACTCCCCACTCACCGTGGCGAAAAGATGTTTCGCATCAGGTGACTGCGCGCACGCCGTTATCTCGGGATCGCGCGGCTCGGGCTGGCCGGGCGGGGTGGCGGCACCAGAGCGGGCGGGCTTCTCTCGCCATGCGATCGGATCACAGCGGAAAGGGCCGTTAGCGCCGAATGTGCGCCAACCCTGTGACCGATACTGCATCGCCTCGCACACCGTTTCAAACCGCGCGCAATCGACCAACACCATGCGATCATACGGCGCAGTTTCTATCGGTTGCCACGCCTCACCCGCACAGGGCTGCGCTTCCGTAGCATCCCCCACCGGCGGCAGGGCAGGCGCGCGCACGGGCAGCACGTCTCCCTCGTCCATGCCTTCGTCGCGATGCGCCCAAGCGTGATCAATCACGGCATCCGACAGCTTGTCACCGTCGCGCTTCGTCAGTGCCCATGCAGCGGCAGCGATGAACCCGCGCTCGAAATACGCGCGCTCGTAATCGGTAGCCTCCCCCCATGCGGCGGGTGTCGCTGGCGCGGCGAGGCGACGTGCGTTCGCCTGAACATGCACGCCTAGGCAGTCGTCGAAAGGATCGGGTTCACCCTCCCCGGCCGTGCGTGCCCCGTCATCCTGTGAAGCGATCGTCACTTGTCTTCCTCTCGGATTACATGGCTGCGGTTGCGAGTTTCGGTAAACGGGAACAAACCTTCCCCGTCGTCAAACTCTTCGGCCTTCGCCTCGATCAAGAAGATGGTGTCGCCGGGACAAGTGTCGCCGTATGCTTCGCTGATCGCCGCTTCACGCGAGCGGCACGGACCGGCCAGACGATACTCTTCCTCGTTGTATCCGGCCCACCAGAACCACTGATCCTGAATTGGCGTGCGAACCGTGCGTGCCCCGTCATCCGCGCTGGGCGGGGTGATAGGAGGAGTCATGCCTCGTCCTCAACAGAGCGCTGGAAATGGCGGCGGTATTCGCCCTCAAGGAACCGGAAGATGGCAGGATGGTCGCCGGTTCGCAGATAGCTCTCAATATACGGCCAACAATGCTCGCTAGCGTACAAGCTAGTACCGTCGTGCCAGCATGGTTCCCCAAGCAACCAGCACGGAGCATGGCTAGGAGCCTCCGATGTAACCGCCCCGTTAATGTGAGCAGCTCGGGCCGAATGGTGGAACTCAAGTCCGCACGATGGCCCGGAGTTGTAAGGACTGTCAGCGGGCATCAGGCTGGCCGAAAAGCTTACGCCGCCAAGTGGCCCGCGAAATGACCACTGGTGGCTGGTGCTGGTGAACGGCTGCGACCATTCATACTTATGATTGCGAAACTCGCTCATAGCTCTTCCTTCGATGTCTGGATGCCCTGAGGGCCAGAGGCGGTGTAAATCGTGCTGGCGATCACGCGCCGTCTACCGCGACAGACCGGGCAGCCATTGCCTTCCGGTTCATATCCGGGCAGCGTGCAATACTTGCGGCTACCCGGCAGGCGTATCTTGCCGTGGTAAAATCGGTAATCGCCGCACCAGCCACAGGTTTCGTAGCAACGGGGGCAGTCGATCTCCCGCGCGTCCTGATCGTCAGCCACGGTCAGCCTCCCCCTGCCGGGCGGGAAGGGCGTCAAGCGCGGCGCGGCGAGCCTGCCCGATCAGGTTGAGCGCGATCCACGAAGGGATCGTCACGCCATGGCCGGCAGCGATGTTGTCGGCATGAGTATCCATGCCATTCTTGCGCAGCTCGGCCACCAAGACGCCGCGCGCATCTTCCCATGCTGGGTCACCCGGATCGATCAGCAAGCCCCGCAACCGCTCAATCTCTCCCCTCGCCGCGTCGAGGGCCGCGCTGTCTGCGGTGAGCTGGGCGAGAAGCGAAGGGAGGGCGTTGCGCATTTCTGCGATCAGCTCGGCATTAGCGTTACGCCTTTGACCTCCACAGGACGCTACACTGTAACGCACCTTAGGCTGATCAGGAGCGACGACAACACGTCCGCTCGTTGTGCCATCAGCATCCAACCACGGCGCGTCCGTCGCCGCATCCAGCAGCCCTTGCAGCCGCGCGATTTCCTCATGCTGCATCGCTCATCTCCCTACGGGCGGGCACGGCTCGGGCGTAGTGCGAGGGCATGTCCTCCCGACGCAGCGGCCACACGGGACCGGAGCCGTCGACACGCTGGCGCTCCTTGCGGGCGAGGATGTCGCGGTAGGTCATGCGTCACCTCGCGCTTTGGCGATGGCTGTATCCATTGCCTCCCGGAGATCTGTGCCCGGCCGAATGACGGTTGCTGCCCATTCCAGGGCCGCCAGCAGGTCAGGCCCAGCTGCTGCGACACGAGCATCTTCAACCCGGTCGAAATCATAAGCGCAAGGCTGGCCCTGCATAATGATCCACAGCTTGCCCAGCTCGAAGCCATTCTCGTCTATTTCTGGCTCTGCGGTCCAAGGCCCCGGCGTGTGCTGCCCCGCGCTCACGCCTCACCCCCGTCGAACTGATCGCCGTGCTGCGCGTCCGTGCGGCCGTAGCCTTCGATCTCAACGGTGCGCTCCTCGTAGGCGCGCAACACCTGCTGGTAGAGGTCGGGCTGCTCGCGCTCCAAGCGGCTGACGGCATTCCTGCCCCGCTTGCGGATCGTGTCGAGCGTGTCTTGGTCGCCGGCGCCGCGAACGCGGGCAAGATGCGTAGTGACGTATTCCTCGGCGTCGGCGCGTGCATTATCTCGGACCGCCTCGACCTTGAGCGGCTGAACCGTCGTCATCTTCTTGCTGCCCTTCTTCTCTTGAAGGGCGAGCACGAGTGGCGAGGTGATGTGGCTGATAGCGCGAACGCGGATGCCGCCGACCTTCATACCGCCCCACGTCACGCTGTCGTCGCGGTAGAGCAGCATTGACCTGCCCTTATAAACCGAGCTGTCTGCCCCCCACGCGGCCTTCATGATGCGTGCGACCGTTTTGCAGGGACGGAAAACCTTGTCATGACCGACCAACTTGACTGTGACGGGCTGTTCGGTACCGGCGCGGATGATGACACCTTCGACGGTGACTTGCATTTCGCTGCCGACGAGATCGTCCGCATTGATCTGATCGGATTTCGCCGCTGTCACGGCGTCCATGTCGGACATTAATACATCTCCTGTTCAATGACACGCTCGGTCGGCACCCAGCGGATGCGCTTGAGCGATGAATGGTAGTCGGCGACGATCTCGGCCACGCGCTGCTCAAAGGCAGTTGCCGCGGCGATGATCGCCATCTGGATTTCTTCGTCAGGTTCGACGCGGATCACTGCCATCGGCATGCCGCCGCAGTACGAAACGTAGTCGATCCACTGGCGGCCGGTGACGAGCAACCCGGTCTGTAGCTGCATGACGTGCTCGTCAGGCACACCGTCCACGAGCGTCTGCACCTGGTACTTCTGCCGACGTGACTTGCACTCGATCAGGCCATCATCGCCGACAAGCGCGTCAGGCGAATAGCCGATCGTGAAGCCCCAGCGATCATCGGTGACGAAGCCGCACTCGGTCACCGCGCCGAACTTCTCGGCATAGGCCAGTCGCGCGCGCACCTCGTCTTCATGACCGCGCAGCATGTCATCGCCGATGTAGTGCGGCTCGACATATTGGTTGATCCGCTGCGCCGCGAGTTCGTAGGCATGAGCGCGCGTTTTGTCGTTGTTCGCGATCTTAAACGTCGGCGTGATGATCAGCTTCATTTCCGAAGCCGTCAGCAGCCCGCACCGCGCTTGCAGCCATTGCTCGCTGCCCTGCTCGAACTGGTCGTGGTAGGTGATCGTCACAGCGACACCGCCAGCAACCACACCACACCCGGCAAGAACAGGCAGAACAGGAACACGCCGATCAGCCACAGCACCGAATTGTCAGCGTCCCATGCCGGGCCGACCTGTTGTTCCTCTCGCGCTGGCGGACGGACGATTTGGGAGAGCGGCTGGATCACGACCGGCACTCCTGCTCAAGGGCGCGGCCGCGTTTGATGGCGGCGAGAGCGCACTGAATGTCACGGGCATCATCGAACTGCCCTTCGCGCAGCTTACGCGACCGATGGAAGCCCAGAGCGCCACTCTCTTGACGTGTGCGCTGCCAGAAGTCGGCGGCAATCTCCCGCGCCTCGATCAAATCAGGATCGACCGGCGATAGCAGCGCGTGAAGCTGTTGCGCTTCGTACAGCGTGTCAGTCAGCCGTGATGCCGCGACGTTGCCGACCAGCGCCACCACGCGATCCCACACCGCCTTCTCCACCGGCACGGTTTCGGGCTGGGACTGGGGCTGGGCGTTGCGGATGCGCCAAGGTGACGACGAGTTGGCCCACAAAGTTCCTTTCGGGCTCCATGCATTGCAGAACACATGCAGGTCCACCGAAGGGACCGTGTAGAAATAGCCGCCGACATCAGGATTTTCCTGCGCGCCGCCAAGACGAACCGCCCGCACCTCCCCCGTCGCTGTATTCACCGCCTCGATCGGAGCCGACCAGTCGACCGTCGCGCGTGTGGTGTCGGCGCTCATGCCCGGAACTCCCGTTCAGCAGCCGAAAGCACCCGCTCCATGCGAGCGGCGTGGACAGCGAGCATCGCGTTCATGCGCGCGTCGCTTTCGGCGAAAAGGTGGTCGATGCGATCGGGCAGATCGTGCATCAGCCCGTCGATCAGGAAGCGCTCGTGCGCGCCTTGCGTGCCGGTGGAAGCCATCACGCGGCCTCCTGCATCGGGGCGAGCGTAGGCACAGGAACGTCACCCGGAACGCGCGCGGCAGCGACCTGCTTGAGCGCGTCTGAAAGCGCGCCTTGGATGCTGTCGTCGCTGTACCCGTGGACACAAGCGGTGCCGGTGCGAGAGAATCCGGACCAATGAACCGTCGCGGTCCAGACGATCCGCTCGCCGACCGGCATGCGCCCGACTGCGATGCTATCGACGCCGTGGTCTGCGGCGATCTGGTCGATCTGCTGTTCGAGGGTCACGCTGCTTTCCTCTCATTGGAGCGCAGATCAGCCTCAGCAGCGGCTTGGGTCGTCCCAAAACCGGCGTGACTTTCCTGCAAATTCTCGAAGTCGGGCATGAAAGCGCACCACATGTTGCCGTCGCGCACGAAGCGGATTTGATCTGCGCGAGGCCCGCCGTGATGGTCGCAAGCAAAAGCCGGGACGTAGGGCCGATAATTGCCATATTGGCCCCTTGTGCCGGGAGCGTCGTAGTACGGCCCATGCGGGCTGTTGCGTTCGTACTGCTCACCCCACGCCGGCCGATCACAGAACACGGGCATCCCGTACTGGAACATCGGACGCGAGCACTTGCCTTCGTTGCCACAGCCGGGGCTGTGATGGCCGCTGATACGGCTCACGAGAACGCCTCCATCGGCTGCACGCTACGAACCAGCGCCGGATACGCCGCCCGGTAAGCCGCGATTACCGGGCGCAGCGCGTCCATCAGCGGCTCGTCGTCGTGGTCGTGATTGTCGAACGGCCCGCCCGCAGTGGGCTCAAGCAGCTCGCTGATCAGGTCGAGACGTTCGGCAGGCGTGAGTCCCAACAGAAGGGCGAGCGGCGCGGCGGTGGCCGGGGCGATGCGGGGGGTATGGAACATGGTGGGCTCCAAGACGGACAATCCGTCGCTGGAACCTGTTTAGAACCGCTAAACCGGAATCACAAGCCTAAAGTTTAGGCTGCCGAAACTTTCTTCAACGGCCGCGGCTGCTCGTCCGGTTCAGGCATCCCTTGCGCCAGCCGCATCATCTCGGCGCGAGCCCGACGCAGGCCCATCGCCTCATCAGGGTGCATCAGCAGCTCATAGGGGCGGAGGTTGAGATAGTCCGCCAACTCGTTGACCGCGTCTCGCGTGTACTGCTGCTCGCCTCTGACCATGAGGCTGACCTTGGCTTTGTTCCAGTCAAGGTCTTTCTCAATGTCCACCTGGCGCTTGTGCAGCGTTCGCAGCCACTCGCGCAAATACCAGTCGTGAGCAGGGGTAGCCATCCGCTGAGAATACCAGCGCGACGGCGGAGCGTCGTTTCGCGACCCTAAACAAAGGCGCTTGCGATTGTCGTTTAGAATGGCTAAACCGCTGAGCATGACGCTAGACGCCTATCTAAGTCGCGACGGTGCCAAGACGCTTACGGCGCTAAGCATCGAAATGGCCGTGTCGAAAGGCCGGCTGTCCCAGCTACGCAACGCGAAGGAATGGCCGCCCGAACTGGCCATGAAGGCGGAGAGCGCGACGGATGGCGCTCTGGACGCCGCGACGCTTTCTCGGGTTGTTGCGCAGGCTCGGCAGGGGCTCGCCGCATGATCATCTGGCTTTACGGGCTGCGCGAGAAGCAGAGCATCGAACTGCGCTATATTGGGCAAACGGCTAACCTGTCTCAGCGGCTTAGCAGTCATCGGCAACGGCCGAACAGCATGTTCATCCCTGATGACTTTGCGCGGTGGATCGCCAGCACTGAAGTCGAGCTGGTCACTCTCGGGCTGGAGCACGACCGCGAACTCGCCCGCCTTCGTGAGCGGTCGCTCATTCACGCCTTTTCGTGTGTGGGACATCGCCTTTTCAATGTTCACGGCGTCACGCGTAACCGGAAGGCGGCACAGTTTTGCTCGCTCCAGCCCGCCGGCATCGCAGCATGAGCGCGCTGCATTTCTCCCCCTTCGACACCTCCGAAGATCACGAGCCCGCCCCGATCCTGCGCGGCATCGCGGTCGGCGTCGCGCTGTCCGTGCCGCTTTGGGTGGTGGTGGCTTGGGTGTGCGGGTGGTGAGCGCTCCATACCGTCTCCTTGACCTGTTCAGCGGCATCGGCGGGTTCTCGCTGGGGCTGGAGCGCACCGGCGGGTTCAAGACCGTCGCGTTCTGCGAGATCGAAGAGTTTCCACGTCGCGTGCTGGCGAAGCACTGGCCCAAGGTTCCCTGCTACCATGACATCCGCGAGCTTACCGGCGCCCGACTTGCTGCCGATGGAATCGGCGTTGACGCCATTTGCGGCGGCTTCCCCTGTCAGGATATCAGCGTTTCCGGACGGGGAGCGGGCATCCATGGCGAACGCTCTGGCCTTTGGTCCGAAGTCGCCCGTTTGGCTGGCGAACTTCGACCCCAGTTGCTTGTCCTGGAAAACTCGCCAGCTTTGCTTAGTCGAGGATTGGGGCGAGTCCTCGGTGACTTGGCCGCGCTCGGGTATGATGCGCAATGGCACTGCGTTCCAGCTGCCTACGCTGGCGCCGCTCATCGACGCGACCGAGTTTGGATTGTTGCCTACCCCCATGAAGTCGGGGGCATCGCCCCGGAAAACCGGGGTCTGGACTGGCCGGTATTTTATCAAGCCGAATGGCCAAAAATCGCAGACGCGGTTGGAGGATGTGATCGGTGGGCGCCCGAACCCAACATTTCTAGAGTGGCTAATGGGTTTCCCAATATCGTGGACCGTCGTGGCGCCCTCGGAAACGCCGTAGTCCCGCAAATCCCCGAGCTGATCGGCAACGCGATCCTCGCAGCAAACAAAGCCGCGGTCTACGCTGCTGCCGGCCAGCAATACGGCGACCCCGCAGCCTTTGCGCGCGCTATCCCGGCATTGCAGGCTCCGTACCTCTCGCTCGCAGCCGCGCAGCTTTTCGGCCCGCGCAACAGCCCTGCCCAGGTCACGCAGCGCGCGGCCGAGGCTGGGGAAGCGGCAGGTTTCATCGAACAACCTCATAATGGGGCGATTAACCCATGACACCACACCAGACAGCGGGAGACGACCTGACCGTTTCCCGCAACGCAGCAAACGAGACGTTCCGCGATGCCCTGCGCCTCTATGTTGGCCGGGGTCGTCGCTACCAGTTTAAGCAAGTCGCCAAGGGCACCGGTATTGCCGCGCGCAAGTTGGAGGCGCTGACGACGCTAGACCCGGCGGAATCACGTGGACCGACATTCGCGGAGGCACTGACGCTCGCCAAGTTTCTTGGGGCCGAGTTCACCGCGGAATGGCTCGAAATGATTGGCCAAGGCGCGTTTGAATTACCCGACGACGACGGCACCCCTCCCGGCGCGCTTGCAGCGGACATGAGCGAGGATGCGGCGCGCGTTACCCGGCTGGCCGTGGAAGGCGCGACCGCGGATCACCCGACGCTCCGCGAGGTCGGCCGGCGTGAGATGGTCCGCGGCGCGACGCTGTTCCGGAGGGCGGCGTGAGCGGCAAGTCATGGTCACCAGCCGAGCGTGAGCAGTGCCGCGCGCTGATCGCGGAGGGCAAGGGCTCAGGCGAAATCGGCGACATCATGGGCCGCACGGCCAAGTCGGTCCTGCGCGTCAGCTACAAGCACGGCCTAGGCCCGTGGCTGACGAAGCCGGGAGGCCACAAGGCGGATGACGCTGACACGCCTCCTGCGGACTTCGCCGATCGGTGGCAGACGGCGAGCCAGCTACAGCTTGCCGCGCACTATCAGAAATCGACGTTCGCGATCGGGCGCTGGTGCAAGGTACTTGGGCTTGAGCGTCCACCAGCGCGCAATTTCCGCAAGGCCGAACCCGTAGCCGTTAAAGCTGTGGTCAAGGTTGTCCGCACCCATCGTGGGCCGGTCGATCGGCCGCATCGTGAAGCGACGCGCGCCGGTGAGGCTGCCGAATACCTGCGCCGTTTTGGGCCCGTATTTCGCTGCGATGCTGGCGGGCGCTTCGACTCGAAGGGTGATCACTGGGCGCGTGGACGGTCGGTACTTACGGACGCCGAGCTGATCGAGCGAGCGCAGCGGCAGGGCTGGAATCCGGATGCTTGGCGGATGGTAGCATGATGCCCCCTCGCCACCACGCCAACCCGGTCATGACTTACGAGAAGGGCACCGCTGCTCTGCGCGAGATGCTGAACGGTTGCCGGCCAAAAGCCTTGGACGGCTTCACGGTCGAGCAGCTCTGCCGGTTTCACAAGGTCAAGCCAGACGTGGCGCACGACATGCTGTTGGAAGTGCGCGTGCGGCGGTCGGGGGAGCCGCGGTGAGCCCCGCTGCCGCCTTGCTCGCGCTGGACGAGCCGTTGAAGCCGGTGCTGGACCCGGCGATCTACGTCGAGCCAAAGGATAAGCTGCCCGACAGCGAGGATGCCCGCCAGACCGAGGCCGTCGCCTTCCTTCGCAAGCATGCGCGGGCGTGTCGCGTCTACGCTGTCCCGAACGGCGGCAAGCGCACGCCATGGGCAGCAGCGAAAGCGAAGCGGGAGGGCATGCTTTCCGGTGAGCCTGACTTGGGCATAGCGTGGGCGGATGTGACCGCGCGGCCCGAGTTTAAGGATGGCCGGTCAATGCCGTCGCCTGAGCAGATCGAGGCGCTGAACTGGTATCATCGTCGCGGGCATCCGGTCGCCGTTGTGCGGACGATCGAGGGCCTGATGGCGTGGCTGCGGTCGATCGGTGCGCCGGTGCCGGTGGTGCGCGGATGAACGCCCCGGCAGGCCGCATCCGTCCTGCGCGCACGCGGCCTGCTCTTGCCGAGCAGACGCTTGCCGAAGCAGCAGCGTGCGCCGCAGTCGCGATCCGCTGCCCTGGTGATGACGAGATGTCGCTCGCGATCCGCGCAGACATCGCGGCACTACGCGACCAGGCCAGCGCGGGTGTTCACCAATGCTGCGACGAATCCGCCGGGCTACTTAGCGAGGTCAGCCGCTTGGCCGCGCAACTCGCGTTTGCGCCCGCCTCCCCCCGCAAGCTGATGCTGGCGCTGTCGGGCCTGAGCTTCGCCATGGAAGCCGCTCGTCAGCTCCAGCGTGCCCAAACTCATGGATGACGGCATGATGGACGATCCGGACGGCGTGAACGCCTATTGGGATAGCCTCGGCTCGCCGGTCAATTCGATGATCGACGCTGACGGGTTCGATTGGGGTGCGCCTGCTACGCCGAAGCTGCGGGTGGTGGATGACGAGGTTCAGGCGGAAATCGAAGCCGCCAGCCTCGTGCTCCCAGGCGGGATCGACGTCGGCGAGTGGGATGGGCGCAACGCCCCGCTGCGATCGTTCGTGGTGCCAGGCTGGATCGCCCGGGGCCATGCTGGCTTGCTCAGTGGAATGGAGGGCGTCGGCAAGTCGCTTGCCGCACAGCAGCTCGCAACATGCGTTGGGCTTGGTATCCCGTTTCTCGGCCTCGCGGTTGAGCAGTGCAACTCGGCATACATCACATGCGAGGATAGCGCGGAGGAGCTGTGGCGGCGTCAGGAAGCCATCAACGCGATGCTCGGCGTCACGATGGCCGATCTGCGCGGCAAGCTGTTCCTGCGCTCCCTGCTAGGCCAGATCGGCAACGAACTCGGCACGTTCGACACCCAAGGCCGGCTCACACCATCCGAACGCTTCAAGCAGATCGAGGCGGAGGCCGATCGGCACGAGTGGGGCTTTATCGTCCTCGACAACGCCGCCCATCTGTTCGCGGGTAATGAGAACGCCCGGCATGACGTGGCAGCGTTCCTAGGGCTGCTGGAGCGCCTGTCACAGCGTCGCAACGGCGCTGCCTTGCTACTCGCCCACCCAAACAAGCAGTTCTCGCAGGGCAACACACAGGGCAACGAATACAGCGGCTCAACGGGCTGGTCTGCGCACGTCCGCAACCGCCTGTTCCTCGACTTTCGCGGCGACCCGGGCAACGGCCAGGCCGTCGATGATGACGAACGTATCCTGCGTAAATCCAAGGCCAACTACGGCAAGCGCGGCGAGGAAATCGTGTTCCGGTGGCAAGACTGGGCGTTCGTGCGCCCCGAGGATTTGGGAGACGATCGCGCCCGGGAGATCGCTGAGGTTGCCTTGGTCGGCACTGAAAACGAGCGGTTCTTGGCGTGCCTCGACAAGGCGACGGAAGAGATGCGCGCAGTCAGTTCCTACCCCGCCGCCGCCAACTATGCACCGCGCGTTTTCGCCAAGATGACCACAGCCAACGGCATGACTGTTGAGCAGTTTGAGAGGGCGAAGGAACGCCTTCTGCACATCAAAACGATCATCGGCGAGGGGCCGGTTTACATGCGCCCGAGCAATCGAACCTGGGCGCAGGGCATCATTCGAAACCCTGCACAAACCACCCCGCAATCTGCACAAAGCGTTGCACAAAGCCTGCACAAAGCGTTGCACAAAGCGCGCACAGAGCCTGCACAAAACCCGCTAAAAGCTGCCACATCACACCCCCTTCCCCCTAAAGGGGGAACCACTGGGGGTGGGTTCCCCCCGGGGGATATGCCCGAAACCGGCAGCAGCCACGCGCTGCCTTGGACCGATGATCCACCGCCGATCGACCCGAACGACTGGCGCTCAAACCCCGCACTGAACCCTGATTGGGAAGATTATTGATGGCCCACGCCAGCCCGCTCACCGAGTTCATGTGCAACGCGATGAAGGCACCGCGCCCTGCCCTGCGCACCGCGGACCCGATGAAGCTGGCTGCGAAATATTCGATCAGGCCTGATTGGGCGGCGGAATATCTCAGGCGCGAACGGGAGGTGATGCGGTGAGTGGACTTCGACGGGCAATCATTGCGGCAGAGCGGACGCGGCCACTGACGCCTGCTCAAGCCAAGCTGTATTCGGTGATGACGCCGGGTGCCTGGTTCAATGTCGATCAGCTCTACCTGCTGTCGAACCAGACCGGACTGACCGAGAACGCGGCCAAGCACGCCAACGCGCTGCATCGCCGCGGCTTGGTCGATAAGCGCAAGATCGGTGAGCCTCAGTGGATGCGCTTCGTGCAGCACCCCGGTCTGGTCGCATGACAGCCGCCCAGTATCTGACACGCGAACGGGAGATGGGGTGATGGGTAGGCCGGTGATCCCCGCTCCCGAGGGCTTCGAGGAGGTCTACGTTGCGCTTGGGTGGGAAGCGAAGGAAACGCTCGGCATTCGCACCACGCGCTTCAAACGGCTGGTGAATGACGAGTTGAAGCGGAAGCGGCGGAATTACGTACTCGGCAACAGAATGAGTTACGTACCTAAAACTGTTGGCTGAACTGCTGTAGATGGTGCGGCGCTATGGCAGCGCTCACCGAAAAACAATCGGACGAAAAACCGCGTGTAGGTGATGGCACACCCGGTCCCGGCCGCAGGAAAGGCGTTCCGAACAAGAACACGACCTTGCTCAAGGAAGCGATCCTTGAAGCTGCTACACAGGCTGGTGGCAAAGCTGGCCTAGTCGGATACCTGTTCACGCAGGCCACCACCAACCCGAACGCGTTCATGCCATTGCTCGGGAAAGTCCTGCCGATGCAGGTCACCGGCGAAGATGGTGGCGCGATCGTTCACGAGATCGTGATCCGCGGGGTTCCTGCGTGACGCAAGCCGTCGTGGACCTTCCCGAAAAGCTGGTGCCCGTGTTCATCGGCGATGCCCGTTATCGGGGGGCGCACGGCGGGCGTGGTTCGGGCAAGACGCGCAGCTTCGCCAAGATGACGGCGGTTCGCGCCTACGCCTGGAGCAAGGCGGGCCGACGCGGCGTCATCCTGTGCGGTCGTCAGTACATGAACAGCCTGTCGGATTCGTCGCTGGAAGAGATCAAGGCGGCAATCCAGTCCGAGCCGTGGCTGGCTGAGCATTTCGATGTGGGCGAGAAATACGTCCGCACCCGCGACGGCCGTATCAGCTACGTGTTCGCCGGCCTGGACCGCAGCGTTGACAGCATCAAATCTACGGCTCGCATTCTGCTGGCTTGGGTGGACGAAGCCGAAGCAGTCACCGAGGCCGCATGGCAAATTCTTATTCCGACGATCCGCGAGGAAGGCTCGGAACTGTGGGTGACGTGGAACCCGAAGCGCAAGGGTTCGGATACCGACAAGAGGTTCCGCCTCGCTGAGCAGCCTGACGATGTGAAAATCGTGCAGATGAATTGGCGGGACAACCCATGGTTTCCGTCCGTGCTCCAGCGCGAAAGATTGGCGGACAAAGCGGAGCGCCCGGACGATTACGATCACGTGTGGGAGGGCGCTTATGCCACCTCGATCACCGGTGCCTACTACGCTGCGTCACTGACCAAGGCGCGTGCTGATCAGCGGATTGGCCGGGTTGCAATCGATCCGCTCATGACGGTGCGCGCGTGGTGGGACATCGGCGGGACGGGCGCGAAGGCTGACGCGACGGCGATCTGGGTTGGTCAGTACATCGGCCGTGAAATCCGTCTGTGTGACTATTACGAAGCCGTTGGGCAGCCGCTTGCAGCTCACGTCGGTTGGTTACGCTCGCGGGGTTACGACAAGGCGCTGTGCGTGCTCCCGCACGACGGCGCGCAGCACGACAAGATCGCGTCGGCGACCTACGAGGGCGCGCTTGACGATGCCGGGTTTTCGGTGCGTGTCGTGCCGAACCAGGGCCAAGGCGCGGCGATGGGGCGCATCGAGGCAGCGCGTCGGCTATTCCCGCAGATGCACTTTGATGCTGAGCGTTGCGCGGGCGGTATCGACGCGATCGGCTGGTATCACGAGAAGCGCGATGATGTGCGCGGCATTGGCTTGGGCCCTGCGCATGATTGGGCCTCGCACGGCGCAGACGCATTCGGGCTCGTCGCGGTCGATTACCAGCCGCCCATGCAGGCCCGCGCCATCGACTACAGCGGCGTCAACCGGGGGATTGTGTAATGCGCAAGGTGATCTGGCCCGAAGGCGAGCCACGCCAAGCTGTATGCCCTAACGGCCTTCTCGCCCCCTTTGGACGCTTCGGTTGGGCATTAGGCTGGTCGCTGCGCGGCAAGCGTACTCGGTCGGCATGGCCCGTAACCGATGCGGAGGCGGATGCACCGTCGCTAGTCGCCTCGCGTTGCGAAAGGTCGATCCATGCTCGCTGATCAGCGCCCTCAAGATCTGGTGAGATACTGCCTTCATCGCGCTGATGGAACGATGATCGTTTGGTACGTGGATAGGGGGAGCGGTCGCCATGTCCGTTGACGCCCCCGCCGAGTTCGTCAATTTCCTGCGCACCGAGCAGGAGCGCGGTATTGACACCACGCTGGAGGATCGGCGCGCCGTTGCGCTGCGGTTCTACCAGGGCCAGCCTTACGGCGACGAGGTCGAGGGGCGCAGTCAGGCCACGACGCGCGATACCGCAGAAGTCGTCGACTTCATGCAGGTTGGCATTCTCAACACGATCCTCGCCAGCGGCAAAGCGGTAGAGTTCGAGACGGAACCGGAGCCCGAGACTGACGAGAACGGCCAGCCTGTCAGCGAGCCGATCATGGGGCCGAATGGGCAGCCAGCGGCAGGTCCAGACGGTCAGCCTCTTACCCGCCCGGTTATGGCTGATTACGGCGAGCAGGCGACCGCGGCCGTTCGATACCAGTTCTTCCGCAAGCAGAAGGGCTACCGCATCCTTCACGACTGCCTGAAAGCCGGGCAGATCGAGAAGACTGGCATCATCAAGACGTTCGCCGAGCCGCAGCCGGCCGTGCATGAGGTGCGCGAAGTGCCAGCCGGTGAGGTTGAGCAGGACGCGGACGGGAACAGCACCCACGCCGGGGCTCAGGTCATCGCGGGCGAGCCGTTCGCGCTTGAGGTCGGGCAGGACGTGCTTGGCCAGCCGATCCACATGCCGATGGCGCGGATAACCGTCGCTCACCCCCAGCCGCCCGTGTTTCGCGACGTTGCCGTGCCGAACGAGTATTTCCGGGTCGCGCTCGACGCCATCGACCTAGACGATGCGATCTACGTCGGCGAGTATCGTCCGACGACCAAGGGCGAGATGATCGCGCTGGGCTACGACCTGAGCGATCTGGACGCGATCTGGGGCAACGGCACGGCTGACACGGTTATTGAGCGCACCCGCGACTATGACCGCAGCCAGACGCGCTTGAGCGTCGGCAACCGAACCGGAGCCAACCGGCAGCTATGGCTGGCCGAGGAATATCCGCTGTACGACTTGGACGGCGACGGCATTGCCGAGCGGCTGTTCGTACATCGCATCGGCAACACCGTCCTTCGGGTCGAGCCGATCGACGAGCAGCCCTATTCGCTGTGGTCGCCATTCCCGTCGCAGCACCGCTTGGTAGGCGATTCCACCGCCGACAAGACGATGGACATCCAGCGCATTCGGTCGGTGCTGCTGCGTCAGGGGCTCGACAGCCAGTACCTCGCCAATGTCCCGCGGACGCTGGTGGACGAAGGTAGTTTGACGCCAGACACGATCGACGATCTGCTGAACGTGCGTCCCGGCGGCCTAATTCGGTACAAAAACAACGCGCCCCAGCCGCTTGAGCAGCGCGATACATCGACCACGGCATTTCAGGCCATGGAAATGATGAGTGCCGAGCGGGAGAGCCGCACCGGCATCACGCGACAGTCGCAGGGCCTCAACCCGGACACGATGAACAAGACGGCGAGCGGCATGGCGATGCTGCAAGCCAACGCGCAGCAGATCGAACTCTACATCACGCGTAACTTTGCCGAGATGATCGTAGCGAGCATCTTCGCCAAGCGGTATCGCCTAATGCGACGCTACGGTCAGCCCTTCCGCATGAAGATTGAGGGCAAATACCAGACGATCGATCCGCGTCGCTGGCCTGACGAGATGGACGTGACGATCAACGTTGGCATCGGCACGGGCAGCAAGGATCAGAAGATCGCCGCGCGCAATGCGCTGTTCCAGATCATGCAGAACGCGGTCGCAGGCGGCTCGCGCGTGTTCAGCGACCAGCAGATTTACGAAAACACGCGTGGCTTCGTTCAGGATAGCGGGCTCGGTGATCCGGCGCAGTACGTCATTGATCCGTCTACCCTGCCGCCGCCTGAGCCGAAGCCTGATCCGGAGACGGCGAAGGCGCAGGTCGATGGTCAGACGCAGCAGGCCAAGGATGCACAGGCGCACGAGCAGGCGATGGCCCGCTTGCAGTTGCAGCAGCAGGAGCAGCAGGCGTCACAGGCGCTCAAAGGCCAGCAGAACGAGTTCGACTTGCAGGCCAAGCGCGAGAAGGCCGGGCTGGACGCCGATCTGGCGCACGCCAAGGCTGCCGAGGAAGCGCGTCTCGCCCAGCAAACGGCCGATCGTGAATGGTTGCTCGCTCAGCAGCGCATGGAGCGCGAGTTCGAGTTGAAGCGGCAGGAACAGCAGCAGCGCGAGCCAGCGGGCGGCGATGATCTGCCGGGTTATCGGCCTGGGGGGAGTCTGGCGGAATGAGTGACATGCTTGAGCAGGTCGCGCGAGCAATCGCACTGGCGCACCACGCGAAGAACATGCGTGCCCCGAAGCCCGAATGGCTGGCCGAGATCGTCGAGCGCGATTGGCAAAAGTTCGAGCCTGATGCCCGGCTAGTGCTCGCGGTCGTCAACAAGATGGTGCAGCAGGAAGCGCTATCTGACGAGATGGACGCGCTGGCCGTCTTGGACGAGCAGAGCGACCTGCCAGAGATACCTGCTTTTCTTCGGGCATCGTCATGAGTGACGAAGCCGCCCGCATGGCGCGCGCCGAACAGGCGTCGGCCGCTCTTACCGCTTTCCTGTCACCTGCGTTCGATGTCGCCCGCGCCGATTACATGGCCAAGCTGACCGAGCTGCTGACTCGCCCAATGTGCGGCGACAACCTCAAGGCGTGCGAGAAGCTGGCGTTGGCGGTGAAGGTCGCCAACGAGGTCGAGGCGCAGATCGAGGCGCTGGTTGCGGATGGCCAGATGGCGCGTGCCGACGCTTCCCGAGCCGCTGACATCGCCCGCTTGCCTGCCGAGCAGCGCCGGTATGCGCAGTACGCGCCGGCATGAGCGCCGCTGATGACGCTTACGCCCGCCTCGTGGCCGCCCAGCGCGTCGAAACGCCTGCCGAACAGCGCCAGCGCGACGATGAGGACAAGCGCCAACAGCAGCAGCACCGCATCCGAAAACGCCTCTGGCGTCCATTCTAGGAGGAAATGATGGCCGACGAAGCAATCGCAGCACAAGCGCAGACGGCGCAAGTCAGTGTCGATCCTCAGTGGGAGGAGCAAATGCGCAGAGAAGAAAGATCGCGCCGCCGCGCCGACATCGTTCCGCATATAGTCGCCTTGGTCGGAATTGGCTGGTCGGTCGCCGAGGCAATCGCAGCCGGCGAGCAACTTTCTGCCTTTGTCGAAGGATAAGATGATGGCCACCGCCCCCGACACGATCACCGACGCTCCTGCGGCCGACGCGCAGCCCGAGCCCGACGCCGTCGACATGATGTACGGTGATCAGACGCCGGCCGACGACGCGCAGCCCGAGCCCGAGCAGGAAGAAAAGCCCGAGGGCGAGGAAGCACCGGACGAGGCTCCCGAGCCCGTTGAAGCGCCGGTGTCGTGGGCGAAGGACGCCAAGGAGGTGTTCGGCAAACTGCCGCCCGAGGCACAACAGATCATCGTGGAGCGCGAGAAGCAGCGCGAGCAGTTCGTGCAGGCCAAGTCGCGCGAGGCTGCGACCACCCGGCAGACGGTCGAGGGCGAGGCGCGCCAGATCCTGTTGCAGCTCCAGCGCAACCACGCGGAACAGCTCGGCAAGTACGCTCAGCAGTTCGAGGTGCAGCCGCCCGATCAGCGCTTGCTGTATTCCGGCAATCCGAACGATCAGACTCTTTACATGCAGCAGGATGCGGCGTATCGTGCCAGTTACGCCCAGCGCGACACCGCGCAGCGTGAGGCTCAGGAAGCCGCACGACAGGCGACTCTCCTTGAGCAGCAAGAACAGCAAGAGGCGATCCAGCGTGAACACGCTGTGCTTGCCGAGAAGATACCCGAATGGTCCGACCCATCGGAGCGTGCGAAGCTGCTAACGACGTTGCAGCCCATCGCGGCAGAACTCGGATATTCGCAGGAGGCGATGAACTCCGCGAACGCGGCTGACATCCTCGCGCTCAAGCAAGCTCACGGCTGGAAGGCTGATGCCGAAAAGTACCGTAAGCTGATGCAGGCGAAGATGGTCCCCGTCCGCGCAGCCAAATTTCCTCCGCCCGCAGCGCGCCCCGGCGCTCCGGTCGGTTCTCAGCCGACCCAGGACGCAGCGGCGCTGCTCTATCCCGACGACATTCGCCGCTAACCTGGAGGCCTAGTGCCTCCGCGCAATCGGAGGCCACATGGCTACCATCGGAAACAGCTTTCTCGGCCTAGCCGACGTTTACAAGCGTTCAGACAACCAGCGCAACATCGTGCCCGTCATCGAGGCGCTCAACATCCTCAATCCTCTCATGGAGGACGCGGTGATGATCGAGTGCAATCAGGGCACCAAGCATCGCTCCAACATCCGCACCGGCCTGCCGCAGGTGACGTGGGGCAAGCTCTATCAGGGCATTCCGCAGGGTAAGTCGACCACCACGCAGGTCGATGACACGACCGGCTTCTTCGAGGGCTTGTCCACGGTCGACGAGCGACTGCTTGAGCTGAGCAAGAACCCGGCCGCGGTTCGCATGAGCGAAGCCGAGCCTTTTCTGGAGTCGATGTCGCAGGAAGCGACGACGAACTTCTTCTATGCCGACACCGCCACCACGCCCGAGCGCTTCAAGGGCGTCGCGGCGCGTTACGGCGCGATCGGCAGCTACGGCGCGGGCAACCAGATCGTCGACGCGGGCGGCACCGGTTCCGATAACAACAGCATCTGGATTATCACCTGGGGCGCCAACCAGACCTCGCTGATCTACCCCGAGGGCACGACCGCGGGCGTGAGCCGCAATGACATGGGCCGCCAGCGCGTGCTCGATGATCTCGGCAATCCCTACTACGCCAAGGAAGAGATGTTCCGTCAGCATCTCGGCTGCCGCGTCGGTGACTGGCGCTTCAACGCGCGCATCGCGAACATCTCGACGGCCGCGCTCCAGGCAGGCACCGTCGATCTCTACAAGTTCATGCGCTCGGCTTACTACAAGCTCCAGACGCGCCGGAACATGAAGATCGGCAACGGCGGCATGGTGTCGGGCGGGCGCACGGTCATCTACGCCAACCGTCTGATCCTCGAAGCGCTGGAAGGCCTGTCGGTCAACAAGGGCTCGTCGGACAACTTCATCCGGCTCACCCCGGACGAGATCGCTGGCAAGGAAATCCAGACCTACAAGCAGATTCCGATCCGCGAAACCGACAGCCTCATCAGCGCGGAAGCCCGCGTTGTGGCGGCCGTTTAAGGAGCGACTGGCATGATCTTCGATCGCACCGAACTGTTCTCCGATCGTCAGGCGATCACCGCCACGACCGCGAGCACAAACATCATCGACACCGGTAACCCCGGCACGGTTTACGGCGCGGCTGCCCAGCTTCGCCGCGATCTCGGCAAGGGCGAGCCAATCCCGCTCGCCATTCGTGTCGTGCAGTCATTCAACAACCTAACCGGTTTGCAGGTCAGCTACCAGGTGGCGGACGATGCGGCGTTCTCGCAGAACCTGACGACAGTGTTCACCTCGCCGACCTACACGCTGGCGCAGACGCAGACGGGTGGCGGATATATCCTGCCTGACAGCGTGCCGGTCGATGCCAATCGCCGGTACCATCGCCTGCTCTACACCGTCACAGGCACGGCACCGACGACTGGACAGATCACGGCTGGGTTCGTCGAGTCGAACCAGACCAACTCGATCCTGTAGGAGGACATCATGGCAGCCAAGAAGAAGCCCAGCGGCCCGACCGCCTACACCTCGCCCGAAGCGGTCTATACTGCCGGGCAGTATCACAATCCCGGCGATGTGTTCGTGACGGATGCCGACCCGAACGACAACTGGACGCCGGTCGATGACAAGCAGCGCGCAGCGATCGACGCGGCGACGCAGGAGGTGCCGGCGGACGCGACGCTAGATAACCTCGACCTGTCTGCACTGCTCGCGCTGGCCGCGACCAAGAACGTGCCCACCGTGGGCATTGAGAAGGACAAAGCGGCCCTGCTCACCGCGATTCGCGCGGCGCAAGAACCGGCGCTTTAATCAGGAGGCGGCCTCATGGCACTGCAACGCGAACCGAGCGGAGGCTATGAGGCCGTTTATCCGATTCCACTGGCGGACGGGACAACCGCTTTCGCGGCAGCATCGGTAGCGATCGACACTACCGGCGCTCCGGTGGGCACGGGTGGTTCCAGCGGCTCGTCGTCAGGTCCATACACCACCGCGACGGCGATGACGGTCGGAACGGCCTATCCGGCTGGCCGCGGATGGCAGGCGGTCTGCACCGCAGCGGGCAATGTCTCACTGACCCTTTCGGGCGGCTCGACCAATGTGGTCCCCCTCGCCATCGGGCTGACAATTCTGCCATTCTCGGTGACGCAGGTGAACAGCGCCACAGCCACCGGCACCTACGCGAATCTGGGGTGACCATCATGCGTCTGATCCGCAGCCTACTCGCTATCTTGCTGCTGGTGAGCGTCCTGCCCGCAGAGGCGCAGACTTATCCCATCATCGCGCAGCCAGCGGCCGTTCCCGGTTTCATCGTCGGCAACACGCTGGCGGCAATCGGCGACAGCCGCATCCAGTCGATCTGCCAAGACTATCCGGCCTGCAACAACTACTCGGCACGCAGCTTCGTCAATTTCGGCAACGCGCTCTCCGGCCATCGTCTGACGGCGGTTTATGATTTCGGCGTGTCGGGTGATACCAGCACGCAGGCTCTGGCGCGACTACCCGCAGCGCTGGCGACGCGACCGGCCTTTCTTCAGATCACGCTCGGCGTGAACGACATCGGGGGCGGCAGCACCGACGCCACGCCCTACGCCAACATCGTCACAATGGCTCGCGCGGCTCTCGCACAGGGCACGCGGCCGATTATCTCAATCGATACGGGATCGTCGGCCTTCACCACCACGCAGATCGGCTACCTCAACGACCTGAACCAGCGCCTGCGCCAATTCGTCGCAGCGACGCCGGGCGCGGTGCTGTTCGACCCGTCCGACACGGTGCTGCAACACGCGAACAGCGGCACGATCGCGTGGAAGACCGGCTACAGCAACGAGGGGCTGCATGCGAACCTGCTCGGCAGCTATTGGGAGGGCGTCGCTTACGCGCAGCTCATCCAATACTTGATCCCGGCGCTTCCGACGCAATCGACTGTCGCGACGGAAAGCCGCGGATTTGGGTCAAGCGCGCTGCTCGGCAACGCGATGTTCTACAACGCGACCGGCGGCACGCTGGGAACCGGAGCAACCGGCACGGTTCCCAACGGTTTTACCGTCACCGCGACCGGTGCAGCCACCGTCACCGTCTCGACCGGGGCGTCGACCACCACCGACATCACCGGCGCAGCCGAGGGCAACGAGGTCACGCTGGCCGTAACCTGCACATCGGCCGCGACGCCTACCGCCCCGCAATCGGTCTACGTTCAAGCGGGCATGACCGCGACGGACTTCACCGGCGGCACGACGCAGGCGCAGGCTGGCGCGGAAGTAAGCGTCGCGAGCGGCGCGACGGGGCTGGCGGGCGTGACGACGTACATGAACATCGCTTCCGCGAACGGCACGAACGTCGTCTACGACATGCTGCCCGATGTCGGCACGAACTACGGCACGATCCCCGGCGGTTATACCGCGGTCCATGTAACGCCAGTGGTTACAGCGCCGACTGGCACCGTAACCGGCGCCAACTGGTTCACGCGGGCCTACTGCACCGGGGCCGGCAGCTTTACCTTCAAAGTCCGTCGTCCTTGGGCACGAAAGGTTCTGTGATGCGTGCATTGCTTACCTGTCTGACGCTGATCACAGCCTGCCCGGCATTAGCGCAGTCGTATCGAGGTCCGCCGGCCGAGCCGGGCGCAGTGACGCTACCTGCTACTCCGACCGATGTCGCGGGTCTTCAAGCGCAGGTGCAGGCTGTTCAGGCGCAGGCGGCAACAGCGGTTCAGCCGTCAACTCTG